ATGGCACAAGGAAGGCAACAACTCACGGCGCGCGGTTTGACTGCGCTCAAGCCCGGCGAATGGGCCAACGATACACGTCCGCACGGCGGCGGGCAGTTGCAGGCACGAAAGCTGGCATCCGGTGCCATTGCCTTCTATTTCCGGTATACGGCCCCTGGCCGCGTACAGGAGCGGCTACCACTCGGCACCGAGTTGACCCTGGCCGAGGCGCGAGCGCGGGCATCGGAGTTGTCTAAACGCTACCAGGCCGGCGACCGCGACCTGCGTGGCGCACTTGAGACGGAACAGCGCGAGACCGAACGCCAGCGTGGTGCAGCGGAAGCAGCACGCGCTGCGAAGTCGTCGGCGACGCTCGGCGCGCTACTGGGCGCATACGTGCAGTGGCTGAAAGACGACGGCAAAATCAGCGCACGCAACACCGAGAACGCAATCCAGCTACATGTGAAAGAGCCATGGCCTGTGCTGTGGAACATGCCAGCCAGCGATGTGAGCCTGGACGACCTGCTGCCGGTGCTCGCTCGCGTTGCCGACACCGGCAAGCTGCGCGAGGCCAGCAAGATTCGATCCTACCTCCGCGCCGCATATGCGGCAGCGATACGAGCGCGCCAGGACGCCCGCGCGCCGGCTGCGCTGCGCGCTTTGGCCGTGTCCAGCAACCCTGCCCGCGACTTGGCGACAATCGAAAGCAGCAGCGCAGCCAGGGATCGCGCGCTATCGGTCGCCGAACTGCGGGCCTACTGGAAGCGCATCGTGAAGCTGCCGGGCGCGCCGGGTGCGCTCCTGCGCTTCCACTTACTGACCGGGGGGCAGCGCATCGCGCAGTTGGCGAGGATGGAAATAGGCGGCCTGGACATTGATACGAGCACGGTCAAGATCCTTGACGGCAAGGGACGCAGGAAGAAGCCGCGGGCGCACTACGTGCCGTTGCTCCCGGATGCTGCGAAAGCGCTGCAGGTCATGCGGGGGGGCGAGCCACTTGGCCCATACCTGTTCACTCTCAGCGAAGGAGCTGCGCCGGCAACCTACGATATGCTGCGCAACCACTTGGATCATGTGGTGGATGCAATGATGGACGCAAAGGAGCTGGGAGGCGGTCGCTTCACACCGGGCGACCTACGGCGCACGATAGAGACAAGGCTGGCTGCAGCCGGACAGAGCCAGGAGGTGCGCGGGCAACTGCAATCACACGGCCTTGGCGGAGTCCAGAACCGGCACTACGACCGCCATGACTACGCCGCTGAGAAGCTGGCCGCGCTTAAGGCATTGCACAAACTACTCACTGGCAAGCCAACGAAGGTGGCGCAGAGGCAGCACAAGGTCGGATGATCCCGGCACCGGCACCGCCCGCATCAACAGGCGGCCAGAGTTGCGTCCAAATATTCCATGGCAGCTTTATATAAAAGCCTATCATGGCAATAAGTAGCTAAAAATACACGTAACTCTTCAATCTTACCGCATGATGGAGATTGTTTTTCTAGAAAAAATGAATCAATAAGCCGCTTTGCCTCTCGCTCAGACTCAATTAAAAAAGTCTGGATTTCACAAAATTCATTTTCCACGATAAACCCCAGGAATTAAACGAGGATAAATAATGCAATTCCCATCATGAACAAATGATGATGTTATAGCAATGTGCGCGGAAAGTTATAGCAATGTGCGCAATAATATATGCGCTAGAATACAGCCTATTAAACACAGAAAATACTGAGCCGGCCCGACGCTGCTCAAGCGCCACGCGGGGTGAGCGGCCATCTATGGCTCCGCGTCCGGCATGGGTAGATTGGCCCAGGTGGCTGGCCGGCTCAATCAGTGGTCACCGCGTCGTGGCGTAAGGATTACCCTACCGCGCCGGCAATGCGCGGTGATCGACTTGTCAGTTTCGTGCCAGGAAAAGGCACATATCCCTATGCAAACAACGACTTGATGGCGGCGATCAAGATCCGGAATCCAAACTGAGTCACTGCCGGCCAGCGCGGCCCTGGATGGCAATTGCGGGCTGCGTCCCAAGCGCTCGGCATAACTCGCCAGGGCTCGGCATGTCCGGGAAGCCCTGCGGCGGATGCCAGCCGGCCCACTGCATCCAGCGGGCGGCAAAGGTGCTGCACACCATCTCGCGATCATCCTCACTTCCAGTTTTGCAACCAACACTGAGGCGCAGCGCGATCTTCAAAATGTCTACCAGGCTGTACTGGATGGGCATGGCCGTGGCGCGATCAAACTGCGCGGGCATGGCTGGGGCCACCGGGCAGCGGTACACATCCACCTCGTAGCCGGCTGCAATGTGCTGCGAGAGCGGTCGCAGCACATTGTGTCGCCCATCCATCTCCACCGAGTACAACCGCCCCTCAACCCACCAGGCAATCCCGATATGCGTGATGGGCGAAAGCCCACCCAGTCCGCCAAACCGCTGGAAGAGGCGTATGGAAAAAGGGAATGCGCCGCGCCCACGCACTCCGAGCACATCGCCTGTGTTGATTTGCGTCCGAACGTTCTGGTAGTTCATGGACTGTCATCTCATTGGGCTGGCTGCATCAATTCGGAAAAAGCGGCTTCGGCCTGGGCCTTCATGCTGTCCAGCACCGCGGCAACCTCATCGGGCGTTTCGGCGGCAGTAACGGAGTCCAGTGCCTTGCGCTTCAAGCCATCGACCAACCCTGCCGCGTGGGCGAAGAAACCAGCATTCTTCAAGACCTTCTGGACGAAGGTGTCAAGCGTTTCACCCTGGATGCCGCGCACCGCTATTTCGGCTTGGAACGCCGCTTTCTCGGCATCGCTGGCCGTCCCCGCGACAATGGACTGTGCAATGCGTAGTTTGTTGCTCCAGCCTGCAATTTCCGCGTCGTCCGGGGTTCCCGCAATCAGCGCACGCTTGGACTTTGCAAAAGCGTTGATGCGATCGACCGCATCGGTCTTTGCTGCCGCCAGCACCGCAACGGGATCGGAGGCTGGGGCCGGGACGACAACCATCTTGCCCTTCACAACGTCGAGCGTTTCACCCGGTGCACGGTTCATCGCATTGGTGAATTCATCCTGCGCGACCTCGATCAGGTCATCGGGCAGTTTTTCGTAGTTGATTTCATCCGGGTAGAAGCATCCGGTTTTTTTGCTGAATCTCATTTCCGCTCCTTAATAGCCAATGGCGATGTAATTCGCCTGAGTTGTGCCAGATGTATATCCACCCAGAACTAAAGTGACATCGCATTGGTGAATTCATCCTGCGCGACCTCGATCAGGTCATCGGGCAGTTTTTCGTAGTTGATTTCATCCGGGTAGAAGCATCCGGTTTTTTTGCTGAATCTCATTTCCGCTCCTTAATAGCCAATGGCGATGTAATTCGCCTGAGTTGTGCCAGATGTATATCCACCCAGAACTAAAGTGAAACAACCTGTTGCGGAAGCACTTGATGCGAATATGCTAGTTGGATAATTACCACTAGATTGCTCTCGCAATTGAGGCGTGCAAGCCAACAATACATTAGGGAAAGCAATAGGAAATGAAACCGCGACGCTTGAAGCAGAAGAGACAACAAAACCCCACTGAATAATAATTCCCCCAGGAAATTTAATATAACCACTTGAAGTCTTCAGGGCCATCCCTGCGCCATTAACAACCTTCCAATTTGCACCATCTGAAACGAAATCCACTGAAACACCAGGCTGCAATACAAAAGTCGATGTCCCAACAGAATTGTTTGGCCCATAAAACGAACCCAAGGCACTGGATACAGTTAGCGCATTTCCCGACTGTGCGTTGTAAAGCGTAATAACCCCACCTGGACATGCTGCAACAGAAGGAAGCTGACAAGTCAGAGAAGACGATCCACTGGACTCAAAGACCCCACCAAAAGCCGAATTTCCAAGTATTTGGTTGGTGTTGAAAATGACATATCCGCTGCGATTACCGATTGCACGCTGCACGAATGCCGTGGTCGCTGAGTTGGTGCTGTTGTCGAACTGTGCAGGGGTCGGAGAAGTAGGGATCGTCGTAAAAGACGGAGCAAGACCCAGCAGCGTCGAATTGACGAATGGCGCACCACTGGCGGTCGAAATATTGGCCGCCGTGATCGCGGTCTGACCATAGGCAACAGTCACAACAAACAGCGCGGTGCAACCAGCGTCGGCGGCAGGCGTAAGTTGCGTACCAGTCGTGGCCGCGATGCCTATCTTCAGCGACACAGCGCAGACGCCCTTGCGCACCGTGTTCTGCGATGTGCCACTGTTGTTGGGGCCGGCATACGCCTGCGGAGGATTGCTGGCGTTGTAGTACGGCAACACGACCGCATTGGTGTCCACGTCCTGATAAGCCGCTTGCACCAGATAGTTGATGCTCTGGCCGCTGGTGGCAGGTGCTGGGCAGCTCAGTGTCAGCGCATCCATGAGCAGACCCTGCTTGAGGAACTGGTGTGTGGTGTCGGCAGACAGCGAGCTATAGGCGGTGCTGTCCAGGTTCTGCAGGCTGTAAATCTCGCCGGGTGCGACTTGCACCTGCATTGAGGTGGGCGCGGTCGGCGTGCAGGCGAGGCCATTCACGAGCGTGGAGGTGCCAAGCGCCGCCGCCGCGAGTTTGCCTAGGCCGATCATGGCAAATCGGTTGGTATCCAGCACGTCAGTCTCCAGTGGAATCTGACCCGGATAAATCATCTTTCTGTCCATTGATGCTCCAGAAGTAAAAAGCCCGCTCAAGGCGGGCTGATGGTCGAAAAGGAAGGTGGAAAATCAGTTGGAGATGCGTGTCCAGATGGTGGTGCCGACCGGCTTCACGCTGTCGATGGCGGCATAGATGTCGCTGTCCGTCACAGCCCCCTGAATCATGTTCATGGAAGCAATCTCGGCTTGTGACGCTCGGCGGTAAGCGCCAGTCGAGATGCCATAACCCGCTACGTTTGGAATGCCTGTGCTTGATGGACGAAAGACCGTCACGAATGCCTGATATGGCAGCAACATGGAACCGTAGCCTCCGGCAACGCCGTACCCGATCAACGGGCCACGGTAGCTACCGGTATCGATCGGTCGCTGCGGCTCGAACACCACCGGGGCGCGACCTGTCAGGTCGGTCAGCACTTTCACCAGTCCGTTTCGGGTCGCCCGCTCACGGAACAGGTTGATGATGATGCGGTTCCGGAACGATGCGTCGGACTGGCCGGACTTGCGCAACAGCGACGAGCCGAAGAAGTCAGCCGCGATCATGTCCAGCCAGCCATCGGTCGCCGTCTTGATGCGGGTTTGCAGCGCCGCATAGACGATCAGCCCGTAGACGAACGACTTGGCATAAGCGAAACCGCGCAGCAGCGAATCGAAGACTGGCGTGCTATCGCTGAACCAGCGGGGGATCAGCGCCTTGATGCGCCCGAAAACATCGCTTTGGTCACCTGTTGCCATATCAAGCCACCGAAACCGTTGCGGCCTTCACAACTTGCTTCGGCGTGGTGGCGATGTCCGCCGTGCCGCCGTTGAGCAGCACCGCCGACACGTTCGTGACACCTGGCGATGCGTCGTAGGCCACCTGCGCCAGCCGTGACCACGCCAGCGGCGTGCCCAGGGGCAGCGAGTTGATGTAGTTGGTCAGCGCCGTGGACACCAGCGAGGCCGTGGCGACGTGGTCATAGCCTGCAGCCGTCGCGATGGTCATACCAACGCTCGCCGGCACCACCACTGGCGCGAACACGCCGAAGGTGCTGGTCAATGGGCGCACTGCGTCGATTGCGTTGTAGACCGTCGCCAAGAGCGTCGATGACGGGTAGCCCGTGCCGTCATCCACGACGAGATAAAAGTACCCGTTCTGCGCGGTGCCGTTGTACTGCTGGTTCTCCACCAGCGCGTAGGTCAGCCCCTGCTTGGGCGACGTGGCCGCATAACCTACCGCCCCCTTCGTCGCCTTCGACAAGCTGGCAACATAGGCGATAAACCGCGTGCGCAGTGCGGCGTCTGACTCGGCGTTCGCGCCGTTGGTGAAGGCTGCCGCGTTTGTCACCGTGTCCACGCCGGGGATGGCTTGGCCCAGGGTGTTGATGCCATTCACCGATGCATTGCCCCCCGTCCCCACCGAGACCGCCACAACAGGGGCATTCACCGAGACATTGCCTGCGGGAATCAAATAGCCCCCCTGTGAAGCGCTGTACGCAGGATTGGTAGTGTCCACGGTCACGGCGTACTGCTGCGTGCCGTCGGCTGTCTGCACGATGGCACCCACCGGCACAACGGCCTGATTCGTTGGCGTGAAGCGCGAGAACGTCACCACACCGCTGGCGGCGTTGGCCGGTTGGCGCTTCAGCCCATAGTCGGCCATCCACGAATCCAGATCGGTGCCTCCGGACGTCGCTGCCCGCGTCGTCGCCAGCAATTGAAGTATCAGGCCCTGCAACCACATGGCCACGGCGCTGTATGCCTCTACAACCGCCCGCAGGATGCTGCCGACGGACAGATCCACCAGCACCTTGCTGGTGCCGCCCTGAATCGCGGCAACTTGCTCCCGCACGAGAGTCTGGAAATCCTTGGACTGCATATCACTTGCTCATGTCGAAATTGAGATTTACCGGCTGGCCGCTGGCCGCGTCGTGGTACTTGATCGAAACCGCGAAGCCGCCGCCACCGCTCACCTGGATGGGTGCCACGGTGATGTCCGGCGCAGGCGACTTGGCGACCGCATCCTCCAAGAGGATCTGGCCCCGAATCAGAGCGCGAATCTTGGGGATGTCAGCAGGCTGGCCTACATACTGGGGAAGCCCAGCGCCGTAGTCCGAGTGGAAAAGGTAGTCGCCGGGGTTCGTCAGCAACCGGCGCAGCACACGCTGCTGTCCGCGCAGCGTGCCGTTGGCCGCTTGCAGGTCGCCGGTGCCGGACGGGGACAGATCGCCTCCCACGTAATGGCTGAGGTCACTCAGGTTCATTGCGGTTTTCCCGTATTGCCGCTACCTGGCTGGACGCCGGCATGCGTGTGGGTCTTGAGGCCAATGCCGTCGGCGGTGACATTGCCCCCGGTCACAGCCACATTGCCCGTGATGTTCACTGGCCCGGAGTGATTCCACTGCGCCGCGCTGCTGGTGATGTTGCCGGTGACGGCCACATTCGCGTTCCCGGCCACCGTCGCATTGAGATCGGCAGCGGTGCGCAGCTCGACGCTGCCGTCGTTGTGGAACTTGAGCAGCGAGCCGGATTTGTGTACCAGCCAGAACTCCCCAGACGGGCACGGCAGTGGACGATCGACATCATTGAAGAACCGCAGGCCGACGCTGCCGACGCCGGCATCGTCCTCCTGAAAATCCACCTCAACCGCATCACCGATCGAAGGCGGGCAGAAAAGCCCCCACCCGTTTCCGACCCACGCCGACTTGAGCGGAATCCAGCCGCTGAGCACGTTGTCCGGTTGCAGCATGACCTTGACCGCGTAGGCGTTCGGGTCGTAGCTGGAAACCACACCTTGCCGCGTGGAAGCCCTGCCCTGCGTAGCCTGCTGCGCTGCTGCTTTCTGTGCGTTGAGCAGGTCGTGCATCATTGCGTCGCCTCAAGTTCAGGTCCCGTGTTCTTCGCCCGGATGTTCATCCGGTAGCCCTCGGTCAAGCTCATGGAGCGCATCACGCTCTCCGGGTAATAGACCTGGTCGAAAGCCGTACCTGTGCCTCGCACCAGCAACGTCTTGGTGCAATCCAGCACGTTGTCGGCGGGTAAGTAGCCCGTCAGCCGCATTTCGTGCGCGATGATCTGCTTGTAGATGCTCTGCGCCCGCTGTAGCGCTTTGTCCTGCGTCAGCCCTGCGATGTTGTAGCGGTACACCTGTGTCTCGGCCCCAGACTGACCCGGCTTCACCGCCTTGGCCGCCCTTGGCCACGATGCCGTGAAGCCCTTCTTCTGCTTGATGTTCCAACTATGCACTTCGACGGTGATGCCCTTGGCGATCGTCAAGGCGCGGGAAAACTGCAGGTCAACAACGTTGGCGACTGAGTGCCCGCGGCCTGCATTCGGGCCATCCCAGGCGATGACATAGTGGTCGGCCTGTTCGCTCGGACGCGCCTCAAAGTGCAGTTCCCGCCCTTTCACGTAGAGTACAAAGTCCTCCACGTTCGCCAGGAACGTCAGTAACTCCCACTCGCTTTGCTGCTGCGTGGTGCTGGCGTGGTCGTCCTTGTAATAGTCGCCCGCCAGTGTCTTGGTGGTCGTGACCACCGGCTTGAGGTTGTGTCGTTTCGCAAGGGTCGTGGCGATCTGGCTGGCGGTCTGGTTGGCAAAGTGCTCGCTGGTCTTGGTGTCGATCAGCGCCGCCGTCAGATCGCGACCAGATAGCTCAATGGTTCCCTTCGTCGGGTCGAAAAACACCTCGTCGGTTTGCCCGTAGATCATGCTGTCCAGTTCGGACGCCGCGAAGTTCTGCGGGTCTGTCGGGATTCCGGCCAGGATCTCGACCAACATGCTCGACTGCGCCGCAAACCAAGCCGCGTCGCGTGTGGCCGGGAGCATCGAGACGACGAACACGACACGGAAGGTGTCCGCACTGCGGTAGGCGTTGTTATCCACCTCCCATGACTCCCATCCGGAAACCAGTTCGCCATTCAACTTCACCTCGCCACGAGGCTGCCGCACGCTCGGCAGCACCGGCAAGGTGTTGAGGTCAGACATTCAGCACTCCGTCGTTCTGGTTACCGTCAGGCGGGATAGTCAGTTGCATCACGCCGTTGATCTGCGGATCTTTCATGCCGTTGGCCTGGGCGATGGCGGTCCACCCCATCGCGTCGCCGTACTCGCTGGCCGCCACCGAGTAGAGGTTCCCGCCTGCTACGACCACCTGCCGGGTGCCGCTGTTGATCGTCCCGATGTTCGTTGCCATGCGGCCAAGCACACGATCAAGGTTGATCAGGTGCGACGACTGGTTCACCGCATTGATCTGGCCGAGCAGCTTGTTGGCCTGCTGCGCGATCGAACTACCAGGCAGGATGCCGCCCAGGGTGGTCACGTTCTGGATCACTGCATTGGTCGATTGCATGAGGATGCCTACCTGCGCCCGCACCCCCGCAATTGGCTGAAGCACACTGTTGCTCGCGCTCTGCGCCGCATGTGCGAAGCTGCTGACTGTGGAAATGGCACTGTTCAAGGTGCCCATCAGCGAGGACAGCGTGCCGTCACCCACCGAGGACGCCAGCCCATTAGCCGCGGTCATGTCATCCGCGATCAACTGGTCAATGCTCGGCGAGGCGATGTAATCCACCGGAGTGGTCAGGTCTTCAACGACCTCGCAGGTGAGGCGATACGGCAGTCGGTAGAACCGTTTGAACTCGCAGTGGAACGACGCTATGACCACCGTGAACGCCAGTTCGTGCCACGAAAGTTGGAGTGGCTTGCCAGCCTTGCGCAAACCGTCAATGTAGAGCGCTCGCTCCATGGCCGTGTCGCCGACGAAGTGCCCGGACCACTCGATGGGCAAAGGCGCTGCGCCCATCGCGTCGATCACGCGCACGCCACCGACCAGTTCATGCACGACCAACCGCTGTTCTCCCCCGAAGGGGATCACCTCCGGAATCTCAAAGCGTGCGAACTGGAAAACGTCTCCCGTGTCCGGCGATTGCAGTGTCAGCGTGGTGTCTGGCTTCATCGTGCATATCCAAGTCCAACCGGCATGGGTGCCCGCGTCGGATCAAACGTCGGCGCACTCGTGCCTGGGCGGTTGGCTTCGCGTGCCTGATACATGCTCGTGCTACGTGCAACCTCACGCCCATCAAGCTGCGAAACCACGGTGACCTGCATCGGCCTCTCGTTTCGAGTGGCAATGTAGGGACTACCCGTCGTTGGCGTTGCTGCGCCGCGCCCATCGCTGGAGTACAGCGGCTTGCTGTTCTCGGCCACCGCCCAGGAATAGGCACCGTTTAAGCCGCTAGACACGGCTTGACCAGCCTTGTCGACCATCCACCCGATGGCCTTGCCGATCGGCGAGTTCGCAATCCAGCCAACAAGCTTCCCGAGCCAGCCGGTGATCGTGTTGTAGATGCCACCGAACTTGTCGGCCACAACATGACCGACGGCTGTGAGGATGACCATACAGAAATCCAATTTCGGCTTCACAGATGCCCACATCTCTTCCATGCGCGATATCAGCCATCGGGCCGAGGCGTGGAACACCGCTTTGATGACTTCCCACACCTTCGTGATGTACGGCCCCACCGTGCTCCAGTTGCGGTACAGCAAATAGGCCGCCAAGGCGATCCCGGCCACGACCAGGCCGATCGGATTCATCAACAGCGCTCGACCAAGGGAAAGCACGGCCTGCCCCACAATGCGCAGACCGATGCCCACGCCTGACATGAGGCCGCGAAACACCAAGCCGACCTGTGTGAATTTCCAGACCACGGAGATAGCCCGCAAAGCCGATGCGAACAGCAACATGCCACCGGCAACCACGGCAAACCCGGACAGTGCCGCAAACCCGACCACCAGCACCTTGGTCAGCGTCGGCCACTCCCGCGCAAACGCAGTCACACGGTCAAGTACACGGATCAGCTTTTCGAGTCCGTTAACCGCCAACGGCAGAATCTTCTCGCCCAGCACCAGCTTGAGGTTCGCAAGCTTCGCTTCATAGTCGATTTCCTTGCCCGCCATACCGCGAGCACCGATCTTCGCCAGATCGTCAATGCCGGCAGCCTGAGTACCGGCTGCCATGTGCTTGTGGATGTTCGCCCGCTCCCTGTACATCGTGTTGAGCAGGTTGCCCCACGTGCGGTTCGAGTACAGCTTGTCGAGGTAGTTGGTCATCTGCTGACCGTCTTGCACGCCTTTACTGCGCGCCTGCGGCAGGACGACCTTTTCCAGATACTCGAACGGGTTCTCGCGGAACATTTGCGCTTGCTGAAGCGCCCCAGGCAGAACTTTTGTGATGTGCCCAGTTTTGCCGTACTTGACCTGGGAACGGTCAATCAGCCCGGACGAAGCCATTTCCTCGGCCACCTGCTGCGTGGTGCGTCCGAGTACCCAGTTCTGGTAGCCGGACATGAGGGAGGTGCCGACCCGCCTGCCGCCCATCTCCTGCATCATGTGCATCATCGTGAAGAAGAAGCCGCTGTCAGACAGCCCCTTGGCCGACACGCCACCTGTCCGGATCAGGCCCAGGTACTCGGACGGCTTCACCAGGCCGTTGGTCGCCGTGTAAGCCTTTGTCATCAGATTCAGCGTCTGGTGGAACCTCTCTTCACTGAATTTCCCGGTAATCGGATCGTTCAGAGCACCGCGCAATTCAGCCACCTTCAGCGCATCCATGAACATGCGCTGCGCATTCTCGCCGTGACCACTGCCGTGGCCGCCCTGGGCCATCACCGACTCAATCCCGAACTTCATGCGCAGCAGCAGGGGCGTCACCTCCTTGGCGTGCTCGAAGTCGCGCAGCACGGACTGGGATTCGGCCAGCATCTTGAGGCTGTCGGTCGCGCTGGCCCCGATGACCTTCTGCGCCTTGGCGTACTTGTCGGCCTGCGCAAGGGCAGCATCACCTACGCCCTGTGCCTGCAGCTTCTGCATTTCGGCCTGATACCTCTTGGCCTCATCAAGCGGAATCTGCAGCAACTTTAGGCCGAAAGCCCCTGCAGCCATAGCGCCGCCGCCCAACAGCGCCATCTTTCCGATGCTCGTCAGCCGGGTTTGCAGTTCTTCCGCGCTCTTGTTGGTTGCGATAAAGTGGCGGGACATGACAGCAAGACCTGCCACGACATTCTCAAGCAATGAGATTCTTACCGCGATTTTATAGGCTTCGATATTCATGAATTTCCTTTACCGCGCACAAGAATGGCTTGCTGACCGAGTGAGTTGGGTGCAATACCCGAGGTTGCGGAGGATCGTGCGCAAACCCGACTGGCAGTCGTACAAAGACAGCGCCATGGTCCAGGTGGACCGAAATAGCTACAAAACCCGACTGTCCTTTGGCGGTGCCGTGCTGCTGTTGATGTACGCAGCACTTGCCATCGTCATTGCCGTCCCGATCATCGTGGTCGGCGGCATCATCGTGTGGTCGGCGATCGTCAGCCTGATCTAAATTTCGTGGTCATATTCGAGTTCTGCTGGGATTGACCCACCACCCAGCAATCCGACCACCAATGCGCCGCCGACGATCTTCCTGATCGACTCGTGGTTGTACTCGACTGCCGGGCCAAGGAACGGACGCGGCGGAATTGTCTCCGTGCCCATTTCCTGATAGACCGCAATGTCGGAGTCGGAGCCGATCGCGGCCTCCAATCCCTTCGTCTCGTGGCTGATGGAGTCGCGCAACTCCCCGCTGCGCAACAGTGGGTCGTTCTCGGTGTAACCCTTGTAGATACGGTCTTCCTTGGTGCTATCGGCAAGCTCTTCCCAGGCGGGGAATGGGCCGATCGCTTCTTGGTACTCGCCGATTTCCTCCTTGGCCGTCTTCTCAATCTTGGCAGCAACGGCATCCAACCCTTTTTCAAGCTGGAAAACCACTCCAGCTTCCAAGACGGTGAGTTGGGTGGCAAAGGCTGCGAGGCTCCCGAACTGTTTCATTGCGTCTTCTCTTTGAAGGTCATGGTCCGAATGTCGAATTCAGCGCCCTGGAACTCGCTGAACTTGATCGCCATCCACTGCCGCCGCACGTCATCGAGCGCGAAAGCCACATCGAACGGCACTCCGTTATGGACGAGCCACAAACACTCGTTTGCGGCTGCGTCCGTTAGGAGTTTTTTAGCTCGTCCTCGCTACTCTGCGCGACCGCCGCGCTCACGAAGTTGGCAGCGATACCGTTCATCGCGGCTTCGTTGCCCTCGTCGCCCAGGCGCAGGTATAGGGCGCGCAGCTCGCCCTCCGTGCTCGGCGTGGCGACCGGCTGGTCATCAATCGCTGCCACGAACTTGAGGTGAGCGACCTCGGCCAAATACAGCATGTTCACCCTCTCGCTACCCGCCGCTTTGGCGAAGTCGAGGTTTGCCAGCGGGTTCGGCTTTTTCAGCCGGATGGTGCGTCCAAGCGAATCAGTGACCGTCACATCCTTGGATGCGGCTTTCACGATCTGTTCGGACGGATTGATAGTTACCTTCGCGCCGCCGATTTCGACGGATTTTTTCTCGGTGCCAGACATTGCAACTCCTTGAGGATATGAAAGGGCGGCTTACGCCTGCTGGATGCGACGCGACGCGACGAAGGAAATCTTCTGATGCACCGGCTTGTCACCAGACCAGTCGCCCGCGTCGTCGTACTTGAGCAGCACGCGCTCATATCGGTATTGCGACACCTGCCCATTGGGTTCCACGATCGTAGTCTGCATGGCGGATGGTGGCTCGTCGGCACCTGCGAAGTAGTTAGCCTCAAGCCTGGCAAAATGCTGATCCAGTTCGGGGCCTCGGCGATCCGAGTCAAAAGATCCGGACCAACCCTCGTAAAAGCGCAGGTGATCCACGATACCGTCGATGCCTTTTATTTTCGTGTCTGTTGTGTCCTGTTTCGACTTGAAACTTGTGACCTTACCCATGTTGAGGGTGCTACCGTCTGGCAAGATGATCACCACCGTGATGTCGCGGCCAACCGAATAACCGTTTTGACTCATGTCACGCTCCTAAAAACAGAAAACCCCGCCAAGTGACGGGGTTTTATTGATGGGGAATTACTGAGGAATCACTGCGGCGTGATGTTGGCGGCGCTGACCTTGACCGACTGACCGCCTTCCACGTTGATGATGAGCTTGGTGATCACCGACAGGTAGGTGATGCGGCAATCGATCTGCATGTAGCCGAGCGCGACGCGGCTGGACGGGTTGTTGTTCTTGTCCAACTGAATCGAGAACGGCTGCTTCTGCGGGGCGTTCACATCGCCGATCATGCTTTGCTGCCAGAGATTGGACATAAAGGCATTCACTGTGCCTAATGCGTCATTTCGTGCCTTTTGGCTTTGCAACTTACCGATGTACAAGCCCATGCCGCTACTCAGGGTATAGGCGATGTAGTTGGTCATCCGGGTGTAATTGTCCCCGTTGATGACAGCATTGGATGAGCAATTCTGACCGATACGCACGCCGAAGCTGTTGCCAGCAGGAATCGGGTTGGCGACCAAGTCGATACCGGCCTGCGCAAGCGTCTGCAGCTCGGCCTGCGAGTAGGTCAGGTTCTGGTAGCTCTTCTGCGTGCCGACGATGCCGTACAGCGGCTTGTTCAAGCTGGATTGTTCCGGTGACAGGCCAGACAAGCGACCGGCCACGAAGCCCTGCGGCGAGATCAGGCGGATCTGGCTGTTCACCGTATCCTGGAAATACACCCAGTCGCCGAACAGCAGTTTCATGGTGTAGGTGTCGATGCCCGCGGCTGCTTTGACACTCACTGCATTGCTGATGGTGTCGCCCACCGGCCCAGTGGCGATCATGTAGACGCCTTCCGACAAACCGAACGCCACCTGCGACGTCCAGGTGGTACTGTCGTCGCAGTCCACCAGCATCGCCACGCTGGCCAATGTGCCACGTAACGCGTACATACCCTTGCGTGGCGTGGTATCGACGCCCACCAAGCTGGCACCGTTGATGTTGGCCGCGCCATCGGTGCCGCCTGCCAGCGTGTAAGTGCCCGCGACCGGAGGCGTGACACCCGCACCAGCAGTCGCCACGACCAACGCAGATCTTCCGCGCAGACCGGAAACGCCGTTGTTGATGGCGTTGGCGATGGCAACCCACAGCGCATTGCCGCTGCCGGTGATGTTGTCGTACACCTCAGGCACCTGGCCGGGTAGCGCCACGACGACCTTCCAGCTATTGGCAGCACTACCGGCAGCCAGCGTCACTTGCAGCGCGTTTCCAAGGGTGCCTGTGTACAGGGCCGTCAAGGTGATGCAGTTGCTTTGCACGACCTGCGATGCAGCCACGTCGGTGCCGTCGGTGACGCGCACACAGCGCATGTTGTTCGCGCCGTTGAGCACCGCAGCCCACACCGCGGTGCCCATGTCGTACTTGCGGGCCTGGATGTTGCCGAACTTCTGGACGAAATCGGACAGGTTACCGACGATGGTGGGCGCGTTGACCGGCCCCCACTGCGCAGTACCAACGACACCGAGGATGTTGGTCGGCAGACCATTGAGGAAATTTTCAGACGGCGGCACGATCTGGACGTACACGTCCGGGACGTAAAGCGCCGTGGTGTTAATTGCACCTTGCTGACTGACTGGCATTGCATGCCCTCCAAAGGGGTTACTGAGAATCCGGTTTGCTGATTGGAAGCACCTTGTTGGGCGTCGGTTCGTCGGGAACCTTGACCACGTAGTGCGCCTGCTCGGAGTCAGAAACCCTCTTGATTTCCTCCTCTATGGTGATTTCGTCGCCCACGGCGTAGCCGCCGAACGGCTGGATGACTTTCAATTTCATGGGGTGCCTATTACGGTGTGATGGTTGTGGTTGCTGACGTTGCCGTGAGCGCGACAGTGACTTTCGACCCAAGTGCCGCGCTGTTCGGATCGCTCACATCAGCAACGCGCTGGATGCTGGTGTCGATCTCCTTGATCGCGTAGCTGGTTTCCGTCTGCGTCGTCGGGTAGTTGACCGCATAGAACAGATCGCGGCGGTAGATGCCCTGTTTCTGATAGTTATCGTCCTGCACGGAATTCACATAGGTCATCACGCCCTGTGAGCCGTCGGCCAGCGTCAAGCGGGTCACCACGGCCAGCGCGCTGTCGATCGCCTTGGCAACTGGGTCACGCTTGTCGAAACAACTGGCCCACACGGTGATCTGAAACGTGCGGGTCTGACGCCGCACCTCTCTGATGCTGACGCCCTGTGTTCCGTCGTTGCTCTGTTCCTGCCAATCGCCATCACCGGCCATCACGGACGTCACCCTGTCACCTGGACGGGGGAACACCGAGATATGCACCATGCCCGAGCGCAAATTGGCATCAAGCTCTTGCGGATTGGGCCAGCCTTGGTGGATTCGGATCGGGCAGCTTCCGACAGACTGCTGCGCGGTGCCGTTTGGGTATGCCGCCTGCGTGATCGCCACAACAAGCGCCTGCCCTACATCTACGATGTCAGCCATCAGGGGTGCATCTCCTGCGCGTCGATGCGCCATCCCATGTCAGTGAGTTCCACGCCCTCGATGACATACCGCTTGCCGAGGTCGTCGGTCACGATGTCGCCGGCGTACAAAACCCCAGGAACCGACGGCGGCAGCAAGATGCGCCAACCCGAGTTATTGACATCTGCCGGCAGACCGATCGCAGTGCGACTCCTACCCCCGAAGAGGATGGAGCACGGCCAACCGACAAACGTCCCGCCATTGCTGGCCGGGTTGATGCCGATGACATCGACAGACTCCGCCGGCGCGTCGCACATGCCGCTGTAACCGACAGCACCAACCACCCCCGCCGTCCCCAGGGGAGCTGGGCGGGAGATCCGAACCGTCCGGTTGCAGTCGATGCAGACAATCGGCAGTAGCTGCTGTTGTGATGCGATGTAGTACGTCTGTCCATCGCTCACACGCACAAGATAGTCGCCGGGTAGCGTCTGCCGCCCGTCGAAATCACCGTGCCAGACGGCACTGCCTGAGCGATCCGCCGCTCTGTAGGTGTTGTCGCCGGCATTGAACGCAGCCTTGAACGTTGCGATCTGGTTGGACAGAGGGTTCGCGGCCTGAGTCGGCCTCATCACCCCATAGTCCAGTCCAAGCCGCAGCGCTACCTTCGCCCGCCCTGCGTAGATCTTTGCCTGGATCTGCTCCCCGTTCATACGACAAGCGCCAGACCGCCGTCGCCCAGATTCGGCCCAGGCGGCACACCGAGGAAAGCACAAAGCTCACGCCGCCAACTGCGGTAGAGCGCCATGCGATCACGCAGTTCGCGCTTGTTGTGCGTCCATACCGCGGCCTGGTCCGTATCCAGATTGGCTCCAACCCCAGGAATCGCGGCCTCCATTGTTGCGAGACTGCCGAGGTAATTCAGGACCACGGCCTGCTCGTCCGGCGTGATGTTTTTGAGCCGGTATTCGAGCAAGCCGTAAGCCTGGAAGAACCTCCAAGACTGGAATCCTTCCGCACCCGGACCGTATGCGGGATAGCCGCAATAGCGTCGGATATCAACGAGATTGGCGTCCGTGAGTGCCATGAAGAAACCTGCTCAGTTGACGGTGACGACGATCCCGTTTGCAGCGCAATACGCAAGGAGAGCCGCATCCGCTACAAACGGCTCACCTGCCCGCAAAGTGATGAGTTGGCCGCGGTAGTTGAAAGACACGTCCGAGGCGACGGTATGGGCCGCACCCGTGACCGACTTAAACGCCGGCCACGGGTTGCGAACTGATGGCACCATTGAATGTGACCGTTTTCGTCTTGGCGGACATATCAGACGTGCTCAATCACGACTGCGCGCTTGTACGCAGCATTGGTTGCAGTACCAAGAGTGGTCGGGCTGGCCGTCGTATCAGACGGGCAGGTAAAGCCACCGATCCAGTACCACGACTGAGCGATGATCTGACCCAGACGGTCCAGCGGCTCGCGGGTACACATCGCGATATCGTCCACCATGTCAACAATGGTGTTGCTGCCAGCAATGTCTGCCGCGGCCATGCCCTCGAAATCACCCTCGATGAGCGCGCCCTGCCCGCAAATGATCGGGCGATGCACAACGGCACCCGGGATGGACGGATGCTGCTGCTGATAAGCCTCATTCGTCGGTACGAAGCGAACACCCAAGAACGGGCTATACAGTTCGCCCTGCATGAAAGCAGCCTTCATACCAACGCCCTGGAAAAGTTGCTTGAAATCGGGATCGGCGAACAGTTCGCGCGAAGACTTCGGATCCAGATAGCCAAGGTAGGCATCGCCGACTGTAGGCACCCCATTCATGCGCAACTGAGCCACCGCATCCAAAATGTTGGACATTGTCAACAGGTCCGTAGCTTGGAGTGCAGCCGTGCTGGCACGACCTGAAGGGCGGAAGACACTCGGCGCGGTCGAAGAAACCACCGCGTTGAGCGCAGCCCCGTCCGGCACCGTGACATTCGTGGAAAATGTCAGCGTGCCGCTGATGCCCTTGGGTGCGGTTGAAGCATTGGAAGCGTCGATTGCCACGCCAGTGAGGCTGTAGCTGCCGGAACCGACAACAACAGTCATTGGATTGGCGGTGCTAACCGGCGTCAGAACTCCATTGTTGAAAACGTACTGGAAGCCGCGCACGTCATCAACCGCGATGGTCGTACCAGCACTGGCAAGCGTGGTACGAACGCGAGTGTTGCCGCCCAGGTAATTGCTGAAAAGCGCGTTTCGAGCAAGTTCGTCCAGGCTGCGTGCTGCCTGCTCACCGTTGACCTTCGCATTCTGCAAAGCGCGTTTCGAGCAAGTTCGTCCAGGCTGCGTGCTGCCTGCTCACCGTTGACCTTCGCATTCTGCAAAAACTGGCTAGCAATACCTACACGGCTGGTCACCATGTTGAGGTCAATCGTGTCGCCGTACATGTTGATGCCAAGCGTGTACTGCTCCACTCCCCAGCCCGATGGAGTCAATCCGTTATCGAGGTTGGTGTTCGTGCTCGGGCTGAGCGGCGTTGTCACTGCGGGCTTGAGGCCGGCGCGGGTCTTTGTGACCGTCTCGCCAATGCCGATGGAAATGGACTCACGATCCGCGATCTGGCGATAACCAAGGCGCGAACGCAGTGCGTCCTGAAACTCACGTTTGAGATAGTTCTGCTGGATGATCGGTTGCAGAGCGGCGGGAAAATTTTGAATTGGCATTGATGGCCTCGGGATCAGGTGATTGAAAGTTCAATCCCCTGGCCGCCCGGACCCGATGGGAGTTATCGGCGAATGCCGATGGTGTTGGTGGTGAATCAGCGTTTGCTGATATGCAATTGCTTCGCGGCTTGCCATTCCTCCGCACTCATCTCCATTGCATTTTTCGGAGTCGGAGGATTTGGATCGGGAGCCCTTCCAGGGTGGGAAGTTGTCGCCGGTTGACCGAACAGATACGGCTTGTCTTTTTTCATCCCCTCCATGAGGGCATCCACACCTTCAAGGGTGCCGTCGTCCTTGAGGGTGACCTTGGAAAGATCGGCCAGCTTCAAGCCGTCGATGTCGATCATGCCTGCCTTCAGCGCAGCGGTTTTCAGTTCAGCACGCACGATGCGATCGTCAGCATCGGCTTTCGCCTTTGCTATCGATTCCTGTGCATTTTTCAGTGCTTTTTCTGCAGTTTCCTCACCATCTTTGGCTTTCGTTCTGTAGTGCGCGCATTCACGACGCAGTTCCTTCACGTAATCCTCGGAGAAGGTTCCCATTTCAGTTGGCGCAGGCGCAGCGGGCGCAGGCGTGTGAGCCGGTGCGGGTGTGGTGCTTGGGTTATCGTTTTGGTTCGTCATCAGGACATTCCATAAAAAATGCCGCCATCTGGCGGCAAGTTGCGAATTCCCGCATCAGGCGGGGTGAGGGGAACGGGTTGCTGCTATTCGTACATCAGTCGCTTGAATCAGAGTTTGGCTTTTGCAGCTTCGGAGTTTCCGCTGCCAGCGCTGGCGGGTCTGCGTCGATCTTTTTCAATTCTTCCTGTGGATCTTCGATGTCGTAACCATCGGCCAACGACTTGACTGCAGTTTCACGCGACAGTAATCCGCCCGTGCGCAGCGTCGTGAGAGTTTCGGCCTCGGTCTGCTTATCTGCGTATGTCGGTGCGTACCAAGCCGGCCAGCGCAGTGACAGCTTCTCCTTCGTGTTCAGTGGCTCGATTTTCTCGCCACCGACCATCAGCGGGTACTTTGTCGATGCCTGCACGATCTTGCGTAGCATCGACAGCAGCGCACCCTCGCCGTAGCTGATACGCAGCTTGTCGGCCAGCCAGATCAATGCCTGGTTCATCAGTTCCATCGCGCGACCGGATTGCGCGGCACTCAACTTGTCGGCGTTCGCTCGGTTGCCATGGATTGACTCAAGAGCAAGTTCGCGCAGCATCCGCACGTAATCGATAACCGCCTGTGCAGCCGTGCCATTGATCTCCAGCATCTTGGCGTCGCCGTCAGCACTGACCACGATCGCATTGCCGCCACCTTTGACGATGCTGCCCTGCTCGTCTATCGCGGGCTCCCTGATCAGGAGCGTGGGATCGGACGAATACTTGAGGCCGCGGCCAGCCTGTGAAAGCTGATAATTGATCTCGATGCTGGTGTCGATCGCATCGTTGAACGTACAGGCACCATCCACGCCGTTGCCGCCCGGCAAGTTCTTCACCCACTCCGCAGGCACGTAGCCAAGCCCGTGCTTCTTGGTCTTGGCGGTATCCACCACCGCCTTGGCCTTGTCGTCTCGGACTTTCCACGGCAAGTACCACGTTTCGGCCTGGTCGTCCCATATCCGCTGAAACCAAAAGTCAGCGGTCAGGTCGTCATCGGCGATTGAGTAACCGCCATCTTTGAGCACCCTGCCCTTGACCTTGTACTTCTCGGTGATCGATGCCAGCGTGTCAGGCGCATCGTCGCGCCAGACCGGCGTCAAGAACTGCGTGTTCTTGGCCTCGAAGAACACGCGACCACTGAGCACTCGCATGAAGATCGCCACCGAGCCAACGGAGCCGATCGTCGCTGCCTCAATCATCACCTCGTTTAGCTTGCTGTCCTTGATCAGTTCGGCCAGCTTGTTGCGCGTGGCCTCGTCCTCGCAATCCACTGCGGGGAAATGCCCCTCGCTGAAAAGCAGTGATACCGAGTCATCCACCACCGTCTTGCACAGCGCGTACTTGACGGATGGGCGGCGGTCGCGCAGCGGAATGTACTCTTCCGCGTCGTTTTTCTCTCTGTGGAAATCATAGGGAAGATGGTCGTACAGCGTACCATCGAGTACCCGTGTCAGCACGTCGATGACGAACTGACGCTCAGGGTAATCCGGATCGCGGACAATCTTTGAAGTGATCGTTTTGAACATCGTCTCGTTGATTCCGGATTACCGTGCCATGTGCGGCACACGCATCGCACGCGCCGGTTCGGGCGGCGAAATGAGTTCTGAAAATGACCTCGAAAGGGCGTCAACCTGGTCATCGAATGCACCGTTCGGGAACATCCGCATTTCGTTGATCAGCGCGTCGTTCCACGGCGCGCGAAGCATGAGCACGTTGCCGACGTTGATCTGCGCCGCCAGCGGTTTGGCCCGCGTCACCTTGTCACCCGATTCCGGGGATGATGTGACTTGGTATCCCGCCAGCTTGCGCGTGAGATAAAGCACCTGGGTTTTCCCGGCCTGCCCAGGGTCTTGCGGCAGACTGATTCGCACCGTACGTCCGTCGCGGGATGCTGTGTTCGTCATCGCCGTATCCCGTTCATCCGCGCCGCAGCGCAGGCGAACCATGTCCGCGATGATGAAACGACCATCCGGCAACTTGCCGAGCTTGCTACCTACTGTGTAATCGCCATCCACCGTCGCGCCAAGATCCCAGCCACGGACCCACTTGATCGATTCCGCTGGTAGCGCGTCGATCACGTTGATCGCGTCGGGCTTGATCTCACCACCCTCGGGCGGCGCGGGACGCTGCCGGTACTGACCTGCGAAAACGTAGGGCGCAGCCCCCTCCATCCGTTGCAAGTCCTCAATGCTGTGTTTCTCCGGCCACAGCGCTGTGCCATCGTCTTGGATCGCCGGCAGACAGACATGCTCCCACGTCTCGCCGTTGCCGCCATCGAGCAGCCAGCCCGCGAGATCGCGCTCATGCAACCGCTGCATGATCAGGATGATCGGCGTGTCCTTGCTATTTTTCCGGCTTTCCAGCGTGTTTTGAAACCAATCGATAACACCCTGCCGAATGACATCGCTCTTTGCCTCGTCAGGCTTGTGCGGATCGTCAATGATGATCGCGCCGCCAAAGCCTTCGCGATGCTTACCCGCACCAAAGCCGGTGATCGTGCCTCCTGCACCAGCGGCATACATCACGCCGCCCTCGGTGGTCGTCCAGTGGCTCTTTGCATCAGAAGCCATACGACAACCGGGAAAAATCCGCTGGTATGCCTCGTGCTGCAGCAGCGACCGAACACCAGCGCTGTTGTTGATCGCCAGCGGCGCGGCATAGCTCGCGTGGATGAACTCCGCATCCGGCGCATGACCCAGCGTCCACGCGATGAAGTTGACCACCGCGATCTCGGTCTTGGAGTACCGCGGTGGCACGTTGATGATCAGGCGCTTGCACTCTCCGCGAAAGACTCGCATGAGCGCGTCGCAGATCACCCGGTGATGCGGCCCCCTCAACCACTTGTACCTGCGCCGCTGGAAGAACATCCAACGCGAGAAAAAGTACAGGTCTGCCTGCGCCATTTCAGCGGCAGCGAATTGTTCATCATCGCTGAACTGGCGCATCATCAAACCTCTTCAGCGATGTTTCTCGCGATCTCCCGGAATTCGGCGGTGGTCATGCCCACACTCTGGATCGGGCCACCGGCAACGCCCGTCAATTCGACACGCTGCGCGTCCTTCCAGCCAGCCTGTGATTTCAGCCAGAAGATGATCGATGTGGTGTCCCCGCCGATCGCCTTCTTGTACAGCGTCTGCGCTACTTTGACGTTTGCCTGCAGCTTCCCCGTGTCAAGTTCAGCCGCGAAGTTTTTGAGCATCGTCGGCTCACTGATTGACTTGCCGCGGGCATCCTTGACGAACATGCAGATGTCCGAGTGACGCACGCCGAATGCGGCCAACTGCATCACTAGTTCCCGCTGCTCCTCAGTAGGACGAAACGCAGCGCGCCCCGCGCCTGGGCGCTTGCCGCCTGATTTACCCTTAACCCCTGGCATTTTTATGTCCCAAATAATCAAATCAGGCCGACGACGTTGCCGCTTACCGTTTGCTCTGCGACTGTGCAGAAAGCTTCTGGCGGATCTTGCGCATGCGCTCATTGCACTCTTTGAGTGATGCAATATTTGCGTCGTAAGCCAGCGAGATGAGGTTGCCGTCAATCTCCGCCGCATGCTTGATCCTGCACGGCACTGTCAGATCAATCAGATCAGACGGCGCTATTGCCGGCACTTCGACGCGCTGGACCAGCGGTACGCACGGGCGGACCTGACCGCAGCCGGCGAGCGACAGCAGCAGGATCGGCAGCAGGCGGGTCATCACTCAGGCAGCCTGCTTGAACGACGCAGCCAGGCTGGACACGATTGCGGAAATCATCGGCCAGATCTCATCGAACGAGCCGACCAGGCTCTGCTCAGTTGCGTATGCCTTGTCCAGCGCATCGCGCACCGCGTTGAGCTTTGTTGCATCATCAAAGCCGGGCATCGCGGCATCGACTTGCTGTATCAACTGAGTCACCAGCGGCAGCAGAGCAGCAACGGCCTGGAGCTTGGCGAAGATCGAATTTGCGGAAACGGACATAGTCATAACCTCATGATGTTGGAGTGGTTGCAGCGCGATCGGCTGCGGTGTTGAAGCAACGAAAAGAGCGCTGAACGTCTTGTCTGTCAGCGCGAAACACACAATCCCGGCGACAGCGACGACGATGCCGGTAAGCTGTAACGCCAACCCCTGGTTGTTGATGCCCGCGACGGCAAGCAGCATCAGCACGTAGCTCAATACCGACGATCTTTCCGTCAGCTTGCCCACGATGCGGGATATCACTTGCGCAGCGCCTGGGCTGATCTTGTGCAACGTCACGGCTTGATCCGCCTGAATTGCTTGAGCTCGCGGATGTCTTGCTCGTGCTGCTCGACTTTGATCTCTGTCTTTGCCAACTCCAGCTTGATCGCCGGCACATCAGCAAGCTGCGTGTTGATCGATTGCAACTGCCGATCCATGCCGACCAGCGTTGTAGCTGTGCTCGCTTGATGCTCAAGCATCGACTGCACAGACGAAACGACCCATCCGCTGCAACTGACGATTGCCGCAACCGCTATGCCAGCCAGCCACCGCTCAATCGGGCCGAGCGTTACTCGAGTGCGCCCGTCATCGCGATCCTCGTCCTGCTGCTTGCTCATCATCATGATGCTGCTGCACGCACTGTATTGACAGCGACGGGATAGACCTCTGCCCAGCGCTCTCTGCTGGGCTTTCCCGGCCGCCAGGCGGCGATGTACTGCTGCCACGCGCCTTGCTCATCTCCAAGCTCCGGCAGCGGCTGCGGCAACGTCATCAACAGCAAGCGAGCAAGTTGCGCCGCAAGTACGTCGTCATACCCAAGCGCAGCGCAGATTGCCTCTGGATTTAATCGATAATCCGGGCAAGGGCCAATCCATGAGTGGTTCACCGCACGTCCGTCGTACCTACATAGACAACTCGCGAGATACGAGCGCGCCAGCAGGCCGCTTACGCCAGCAGGCTCAAACATCCACATGCTGCGCGCCGGCCCCTTGATCTGACGACGATAACGCAGCTCGCTCTCCTGCATCGCAATCGACAGCAGCATTGCACTTGCACGATCAGTCCGAACGGGCATGCCGTAATAGCGGGTCAGATCATCAAGCGCGGGCACGATGATCTGCGTCAGCGCGTCGCTCGGGCTGATCGGCAGCGGAAGTTGAGTCATGTCGATAGCTCTTTTCGGAGTGCAGAAACGCAAAAGCCCCGGCGGGGGCCAGGGCTTGGATAGAACGCGCGCGATTGCGGCGGATTAAAAATGCCCGAGGTGCGAACGCATCTCGGGCATTGGGTTTACAGCGCTGCTTTTTCAGCAGTCAAGCAACGAACGAATTCGCTCGTTCAGATTTTCTGAGCTGCCTTTTCGGCAGTGCAGCAGCGATAGCTACACGCTGCAAGGCAAAAATCCCACAGCAGACGCGCGTATGTCAATCATCTTGTCTACAAAGAGCGCCAAGCACCTGTTGACTGATCCTAATTTTAGGATCAAGCTACACCCATGTCATCAAACACAAGCAGCGGAACTAAGGAGCGAGACATGAGTGCAATTGCCCGCGAAATGAAAGCTATCCAGTCCCTGAGCATCATCCCGAATTGCGGCGGATGCGATGAGGGCAGCATCTGCTTCGAGGTCATTTCAAAAAATGGAACGAAATATAGAGGCGCTGCTGGCAATGAAGATGGCGCATACCGCGTCCAGGGGTCAAAGCTCATTAAGATATACGACGAAGATTATAACGAAGTATACGAATACTTTGTTTGCGAAGCACTACATGCCTGGATTGACCACAGCATTGATGCGCTAGCGAAACACCTGGGCGAAGTGCTTGCGGAGCAGGACAAGCAAGACGCGGAGAACGCAGCCCGCAATCACAGCTTCGACTGAGACGCAAAAAATGAATCTTTCCAGCCTCACAAACTTGCAGCTAGCAAAACTTATACGAGACGCATCCGACGAGCTGACATTGAGGCTCTCAGAACAAAATGTCGAAAGAGTCAAAGCAAAGGAAGAAACTATCTACTTGAGGGAGCCGCCCGAAGATGACAAGGATTTCATCCTCCGCATTAAAACAACAGTTACACGCGGGGGGTATGTCACGGCTAGTGAGCGCTCACGTGTAGCTGACCTCGCGCAAAACTATGCAGCATGGATCAATCGGCAAGGATTACCGACAGATAGCGGGACCGGATCCTGGCGGAAACTAGCTATGAACTCAAGAGTCAAGCCGTCGAAAGGAAAGATAAATCATGCAAACAATACCGGCACAGCAAAACTAGGACGCAACAATGGCAAAGCACACGTTCATCGAGTACGTCGGAAATTACTGGATCAAGGGCAAAGCCGTCGCGGCATACAGAGTTGACGAAGACACTGTGCAATTGCGCGGTGAGACGCCGTCTGGAAAGATCATTGGGATGCCGCGAAACGTATCTAACGATAAGTTTCAGAAGCTGAAAAGCGAATGGTCAGTGGGCGTACTCTCAGTTCAAGAGGCTGAGATTGTTGAGCGCGGGCTTAAGTATCTTGGTGTCGTGTGATGCCAATAGATCCACTGCCGAACAGGCAGACAAGAGAAAATCTCGAAAAAGCAGGCAAACTGCTTTACGGCAGTCGCTGGCAGTCTGATCTTGCTAGAGCGCTCGGAGTCAATGACCGCAGCGTCCGCGCCTGGATGCTGGGAGAGCGCAAGCCATCTACTGAGGTGTGGGCAGATATATGCGCACTACTCCGCGAACGCGAGCAAGAGAGCATTGCTCTACTGCGCGAGCTGGATGCAAGTAGCTAACCCCTAAAACGCAAACGGCCCGCTGGTGGGCGGGCCGTTGGCTGAATTCTTACAGCGTGCCGACTTTCACAGGGTTTTTGTCTAGACGCAACACTTTTAAAGCTTCCCCGCAACGAAGGCTTTCGCGATCGACAAGTAGTCGTAATAGGTCGGTCGCTTGATATCGACACCGATCCTGCGAAGTTTGGATAGCTTTACCTCAATTGGCGCCTTTTTCAGGAAGTATTCACACCGCAGTGTGTGGGCCGGACGCAGATAGCCGGAGGACTCCATGGCCCGTACAGCGGACTCGACCTCGTCGCCTGGCGTGTTGATCAAGATCGGGCGATAGCTGCTGCCGCCCGGCAAAAATCCCTTATGCTCAACAAGCGATTGCAGGACGTTCTGGGTCTGGTAGCCGATGTTCTCGTATCTGCCGCCGCCGTACTCCTCTGCCCACTGCACCAGCCGAGATTCAAGCAATTTCTTATCCATGGTACTTCTCCAGGGTGTTTGGGTCGAAACGGAAGACGGGCTGCTTACCGTCCCAACTGCATGCGCCACGCTGGCGCTCTTCGTGCTGTAGGCAATGCACGATGCCCAGCGTGGTGGCGCGGCAAGTGCAGATACAGCAGTTGCCGTGTCGGCGACGGTCAGCGTCCATGCGCTTGCGCAGGACACGGGCGTGGTTGCGCTCGGCGTAGCGCTCCGGGCGAGTGAGGTCGTCAGTGTTGATCAAGCGACCCGAGCCCCCTGCTCCGTATTCTCGTGATACAGCGCTATCAGCAGCGCGTCGGCGCGGCCATCGTCTTTCTTTCGCTTCAGCGCGGCGGCAGCGGTGGGAAATCGCTGCAGGGCAAGCTGGCGGGCGGCATCCTTTTCTTGACCCAGAAGCCCGAAGCGGCGCTTCCAGACCGCTGGGATGACGCGCGTGTACGAGATGCCGAGCACTTGCAGCACGGCGCGTAGACCGCCGTATGTGTCGCCGAAGCGGAATGCCGATGTGCCGCCGTCGCCTGGGCGAGCGCCGACTTTTTCGATACAGGCCGACACCTGCGCAGCCGGATGCGCAGCGCGCTGCTCGCGTATCCACACTGCAACCGCGCGAGCATCGATTTCGCGCCAGTCACCGACTTGGGCTGTTGGCATGTCGATGATCGGGCCAGCCTCTCCATCGATCAGCGCGGCGAGCGCGCCGGATAGCCCTGGATCGATGCCGATCGTGAGGCGCATGCTCATTTTGCGCTCTTCCACGCCGGGGTTGAGCACTGCGGCGCGGTCTGGATGCCGGGCAATTGCTTGATCCGACCGCCGCGCGCAACGAACTGCTCAACGGTTTCCACTTCGCTGCTGACAGACTTTTTCTTCGCCGCGGGTGCCATGCCGGCGCGGTTGCCCACTCGCTGCAACCGATCCAACTTTTCTGCCGCACGCTCCTCGCGCTGCGTGGCAATCCTCTTACGCCAGTCGATGCGGGACATGCCACTCATATCACCTCATCCTCCTGCGGCCGTCCAACCATTCCCGATAATCCAGATAACCGATGCCTGCGAAAAATGCGCTAGATATCGCCCACAAAAATCCGGCCAAACCTCTGAAACTCATGCCCCAAAGAGCGGTGTTGAAGCTGCAAGCCATGAATGAAAAAAGAAGATAGATAAAACATGCCAGTACAATGCTTGCAACTACGGCAGCCCTGAAATAGCTCATGAATGCTTGCAACTACGGCAGCCCTGAAATAGCTCATGATTCCTCCTCATCAGAATTTGATTCACCAATAGCGAAGGGCTGGATGACGAGGAGCGCTTTATGCAATATCGAGTCATTAAAGTAAGTGAGAATTTTTCCGCTGGCATGATCCAACGCGTGGGCAATTAAGTGCATGCCAGCGATCAACAGCCACGGCGCGGCTACAACAAGTACCGCAGGTATCGAGACCCACCACTGCCAGCGCCGCAAAATTTCTGGAGGGAAATACTTCCGGGTCATCCCTGCGCCTCCTGCACCAACATCCGACGCTCTCGCATCATCCTTGCCGTATCGCGCATATCGATTTCAACGGCACCAGCTTTAACCGCTTTTGCCCGCGCGCTCAATGCAATGTCGTAATGCTCTTTGACTGTGCCTGGGTGCTGTATCCATCGGTGTGCCACGCCGATCCGCTCTGCCATCGCATCCAGTTCTTCGCGACTATCTGCAAGCATGTGACACATAACCATCCTGCCGAATTTTGTGCGCATGTTGTCCACGTAGACGGTCATCCCTGCGCCCCCTTTGCAATTTCGGCGTCGATTGCTGCGTCCAAAACGTCACCGCATAAGTCTCCGCCTAAACTATCAATTACAGACCAGTGCTGATGGCGGCGAAGGTGCTGATACCGCTCTGCATCCCGCTGCGCATCACGGAGCGCACGCAGATGCACCATTGCATGTTGCAGCATGAGTTCTGCGCCGTAATCGTGCGACGCAATGCGCTCCTCGATCTCATCAATTGTGTAAAGTTCGCGCATCTCACTCTCCCTTGCTGTATGTCTTGACGTTGTTTAGCGCATACCACTGGCGCAACGAGTTGAGTTGATCCGCAACTACTCCACCGTCCCTGCTGATTGATCCGTCTGCGTGTCGCTGCGTTTTGCTTGGGCGGTACTGCGGGTTTGTCGTGCGCCAGTCAGGGCGCGATGGCTTGGGCTTCATGCGGCCCTCGCCGTGTGCTGGTCGATCAATGTGTTCTGGAGGTCCAGCAGGTAGTCGTCACGACCGATTTGCTCGCGAAATGCGCGCGGCTGACGCGCGTATGACGGCCCGAACATCGCCTCGCACTGCACTACGGACATGCCGCCGAACGGCTCGCCGCGGTGCGACCAACTGTTGAGGCCGATGGTGTAGTCGTGGCCGCGACGCGGCGCACCGTGCTTGCCGCCAATCGTCATGTGGTGGATCTCGCAGGGGACGTGGCCCAGGCCGAGTGAGCGCGCGACGATGCAGCCGATCTCACGGATCGCATCGAACCGGGCCTGCTGTGCGCGCGTCGGCGCTCCGGTGCTGCGACCGCGTTTCATGCGGCCACCTGCATGCGGTTCGCAGCGCAGCGGCGTGCCAACTCGACCAGCCATTCGGCCAGCGCCGGCGGTGTGTGCTCGCGCTCGGCCTTCGTGATTTCGGACCGGTAGCCGGGCATACCGACCCGTAGACCTCGCCGATTTGTCACCACGCATGGCGCGCGCCCCAACCGCAGGGGGATAGCGGGCACGTCGCCAGGCTCGCAGCCGACGACGTACAGCAGCGTCTTCTTCTCGGCGCGGTGACCAAAATGGTACTGGTCGATGCCAATGGTGAAGCCGCCAATTGAATCGCGGCGCCCTGCACCAGGAAGGCCAGCATGCGGCCACAACCTGGACATCCGCGGGTGCTCCAAGACGCCGCCCCAGCGCTGCACCTGTTCGACCGCCCATGGCGCCAGGTCCTTCTCGCCCGGCAGCGGCTTGGCCAGTCCGCGGAGCGAACCCCATGCGCGGCATGGAGGATGCGCAACCACGGGCATTGCGCCGGCGAACGTGCGCGCGTCGCGCTCCTTGTCGTACACGTCGCAGCCGGGCAGCGTTTTGTAGATGCTGTCGGCGCGAGCGAACAGCACGGCTACATGTTGCATCACGCCGCCCTCCTCTGCTCGCCAGCAACCATCAGCAGATACTCGGCGCGCACGTCGTCGGTCATCGCCGACTGATAATGCTGGTCGATGTGATCGCAGATGCCGAGGAAAAACTGCTCGAACTCAGCGCCGTCCATCTCATCAAACGCGATCGAGCGCGGCACCTGCACCGCGACTTTTCCAAGCACCGGCCCAAGATCCAATTCCATCGGCTCGCAGCAAACGCCGGCCTCGCGCTGTACCTGCTTCAGCGCATCGTGGCTGCCGATATTGCGAAATGCTTCGACGTTATCGACAAGCAGTGCGCCGACCGCATGCGCCAAGCGATGGAACTTCACGTTACGCGGCTTCTTGATCTCAAGCCGCAGTTCGTCGCCGCGACGGTAGCCACGCTCGTGCATCAGCTTCCGGTCGATCGGATGCGCCGCCAGGATGGCCAGGCGCTCCTCGCCGGTATCAAGCACCACCACGCGCTCAACGATTGCGTACACCGGACGACGTGCGCGCTTCGCGCGGACTTTCTTCGCTGCCGGGGTCATGCTCATGCGGCATACTCCAAGTCATCGCTGCGGCGAATATCCTCGAAAGCCATGGTTTCGGGCCGGAACCGGAACTTCTTGTAACCCGTCGGGCCGTGACGGTTTTTTTCGATCAGCACCTCGGCGATGCCCTGCTCTTGGCTTTCGCGGTTGTAAACCTCATCCCGGTACAGCATCAGGATCTGGTCGGCCTCACGGGTCAGTTCGTCGCTGTTGGCCAAGTCGCCGGCATTCGGACGCTTGTCGTTGCGTGTGTCCACGCCCTTGACGACCTGCGCGAGCGCGACCACGGGGATTTGCAGGTCGCGGGCCAGATTCTTCAGTCCACGCGCGACGAGCGACACCTCGGTGATGCGATCTGCACGCGGCACTGTGATCCGCTGTGCGTAGTCCACGAACAGCACTTGGATGCCATGCGCGTGCTTCCACTTGCGGGCCACGCCGACCAATTCGTCCAGCGTCACCGCAGAGCGGTCATAGATCCAAACGGCTCGGTCACGCGCTCGCTTGATTCCATGCGATATCTTGGCCCAGTCCTCTTCGTGGACCGATCCAGAGCGGATCGACTTGGCCGACACGCCAGAAGCAAGCGAAGCGCGGCGAATGCCGATCTGCGCTGCTGGCTGCTCAGCGCTGATAACTCCGACTCGATAGTCAGCCGCCGATGCCGCCTCGGCCAGGCCGAGCATGAACGCTGTCTTGCCCATCGCGGGCCGACCGCCAATGATCGTCAGGTCTGAGTCGTGCCAGCCGCCCAGGATTTCGTCTAACTCACGCAGACCAGTCGTGATACCCGGCAACTTGCCGCCGTTGCTGTACGCCTGCTCGGTAATCGCGAACGCCATCTGCAGAATCTGCTTGCCGGTGAACTCATGCTCTGTCACCTCGGCGTTGAGCGAGAGCAGCGCCGCAATAGCTTCGTTGACTGACTCGGGATCGCGTCCACGCGCACCAGCAAGCAGCCGCTGCCCAATTCCGGCAGCCTCGCGCATCCGCCAGTTCTCGCGGACGATGTCAGCGTAGACCTCAACGCTGCTGCCGTAGATTCCGGCAGAGGCCAGTTCCATCACCGCCACCGCATCGTCCGGCAACGCGTCCATCAGAGTCACGGCATCAGCCGGCTGACCTGAGACGATCGCGTCACGGATCGCAGCCCAGAGGCGGCGGCGAAACGGCGTGGTGAACTGCTCGGCGCAGACCAGCGTCGCCACGTCGTGAAACGCCTCGTTGCGCGCCATGACGCCAGCCAGCACAGCATCCTCGGCATGGGCGGGAGATTCGCTCACAGCGCCCTCCTTCCGCCACCGGGGCGCTGGTCCATCGGGATCACGTTGCCTTGCTCCGGTGGTAACTTCGCCCAGTTCTCGCGGACCGCCTCCATGAACGCCGCGTCCCAGTCGGCGTAGGTGTACCCCTTCGCCGCGGCCTTGGCCCGGAACGATTCGAGGTGCTGGTCAAGTCGCCCATGGCCCTTCTCGGCTGCCCATGACCGAACACGATCTGAAATTCCGAAGTCAGCAGGTAGGGAGGTTTTCGAAGGCGCGCGCTTGCGCGGTTCTTTCTTTTCTTCTCTCTTCTCTTCTTCTCTCTTCTCTTCTAGAGCGTCACTCTTCCGTTCCTGTGACGTCACTGCATCGTCACTGAGACGTTTCCGGTAGGCGCGAGTCCTTGCTGTGCTTGAGTCTGAGGACTTCTGTCGCTCTTCCCAATGCACGATGTTCCAGTGCTTGTCGATGAAACCCTTAGCAATAAAAAGCGCCTTCGTTTCCGCCAATTCTTGTTCCGTGATGCGCAACTGAAATGCGATCTCATCGTCACGAAGCGTCACTGTGACGTCACTGCAACGCATGCAGAACAGCATGACCAGGCGGCGCTGCATCGCCTCGCCCATCATCTGCACCTTGGGGTCAGACGCGAACTCCGAGTACATGCGGAACCACTGGTTAGCCATCACGCCCCCTGCAGAATCAGCAGGCAGCCGGCGATGTGCCAGCGGAATTGAACGATTCGGATAGCGCGTGCGGTAGCGTTCATGAGGCTTGCCTCAGTAGGCCAGCCAGCCGCTCGACCTCACGGCGCGCGCAGCTATCGCTGAGCGCTGTCTGCAAGTCCAGATACTGGCGAAGCAGGTTGGACCCGGTCGCCGCACACAGCGGGCCGACCAGGCGGGACGGGATGGGCCGCTTGCCGGCGCGCAGGCGCGACAAGTAGCCCTCCGACTTACCGACCGCCTTGGCAATGCTGGCGAGCTTGTGCCCGCCTGCCCGCATGGCCACGGCCAGCGCCTGCGATTCCGATTCGATCTGCCGTAGCAGCTTGGCCGGTGCATCCGTCGGTGCGCGATGCACGCCGAATGCCAGCCTCAGTTCCGTCTGTTGATTGCCAGGGGTTGCCATGACTTGCCTTTTCTTGCCAAGCCCGTTCGGGCGAAAAAATGGGCCTGCCCCGCGAAGAGCAAGCCCGCTATGAATTCAGTACGAAATGCCCCGCCCAACGTCGTGACGTTGGCCAGGATTGGAGGGAACGTGTTCGCCGTGCGCTGGTGCAGCGGCAGGCTCGTCGTGCGGATGCTGCGGAGGGGCAGCTAGATGGGAAGCCAGGTCAATCTCGACATGCCAAGTGACGTGCTTAGCGCGAAACGCATTCCTCTTCATCACGTTCGCGAAACGGCGATCAATGCCCAGGAGCCGATCTTGAAATCGGCTCATCTGCTCATCGGTCAGCCGAAGTCGCTGCAACTCCTGCCGCGCCGCGATCCTTGCTGCGCGCTCCATCGCAGCGTCAAGGTTCTCGCGCGATGGCATGTAGTACTCAGGCGGCAGCATCGTCGGCCTCCGGGGGCCAGATATCCGGGCGCAGGTCAGTGAGTCGTACCGCGCCGTCACTGAGCAAGTGCAGTTGACGCACCAGGGCACCGTCGAAGCGCTGTCCTATGCTCATTGCCTTGCGCAGGTATCCGATAGTCGTTCCGGCGCGCTCGGCATACTCCGCCTGCGCTGCTGGGGCGAGGGTTGACAGATAGGCTCGGAGGGTCTTCATCCCTCGATGATACCTTTTGGTAACTACATGTCAATACATTTTGGCAACATACCTCAGAGTAACCGAAAATAACTGCATGCCAGCAGAAGACAATCCCATCGTGGCCGCCCGCCGTAAAAGGCTCAGGGGCTGGATCGCAGACAAATTCGACTCGTCGAGGAAGGCATTCCTCGAGGATGTCGCAAGTCGTGGAAAGTTTCTTGATCCGACTGAAATTTCCAACTTGCAGAGCGGCAAGAGGTCGTTCGGAGAGAACAAGGCCAGGGAAATTGAACTCGCCGCATCTATGCCCGAGGGCTACTTGGTCAGCCCTCTCGCCAATTCCACCCATGCGAATTTGGCCGCGAGCGAGTCAGCAACTGAAGCGCCTCTGCCTGCACTGTTGACCCGCGCCCACAGAATCCTAGCTGCACGTGGGCCTTACAGCCTGGATGATGAACGAGATGCCTATGCTTTTTCGCAGGCATACGTTGCTGCCGCGGTGGAACACCTGAATGCATTCCAGCGCATGGAGGTGGATCGATCAGCAGCCCAGGCGATGCAGCAAGAACTGCGCAAGCAAGCAGGGGAAGATCTAAGCAACAAGCCAGCTGACGCGGAGAGGCGCGGCAAAGTGTCTACGCGACGCACCTAGTCAGGCTGTAATTTCCCCCATATAGCCAAGGGGGAAGCGATGGACCCTTTTAGAAAGAGTGTGCAAGCCTGTGTATGTGCAGGCATCTATTACTTCGCCTTTCGATTTGCCTGGCTGCACTCTGCTGATCAGTTTTTTCTGCCCGCAGGGCTTCGCATAGCATGCCTAATTTTTCTGCCATACCGGATGTGGCCGAGCGTCTTCATCGGGGACGCGGCAGCGATGATTTCTTTTCGAGTACCCTTTGCTGAGGGACAGGGCATCCCAGTATCCTGGGCCTATTGTAGTTCGCTTCTGTTCTCGCCGATCCTCGCGCTAGGGCCACTCGCACTACGCCATTTCTGGCCCATCGGCCACATGCAGGAGAGGAATCTGCCATTCACCCTGCTTGCTCTCGCAATCTGGGGTGTTGCGGCAAACATCGCATTGAATGTGATTCTCTCAGGCCCAGTTGAATCCGCACTCGCCAGTTACTTCTACAAGGTCAGTGCAGGCCAGTATTTGACCTCGCTTACTGCAGTCCTCCCGATCATGTTCTGGCTGCGCCGCGCAGATATCGATAACTGGAAGCCGCTTATCCGTGACGCGCTGCTGTGCGTTGGTGTGCTGCTAGGCACGTACTTCGTTGCCTGCAAAGTTGATGAGCCGTGGCAGCGTTTGACACTACTGGGCATGATGATCCTGCCTACGCTGGCACTCACCGTGTTGCACGGTTGGCGCGGAGCAGCCATTGGCATCGTCGCTGCGAACATATCACTTGGCCTATCGATCCCAACAACCGACATGTTCGGTAACCGAGACCTTGTGGTGTTCGTCGCACAGCAGACCCTTGCTGTGATGGGCACCTCTCTACTGCTGGCTGGCGCATCTATTTCAAAGGAATTCGATCGCAGCCGGCGCATCGCCCGCGGGGCGCGAGAACAGCGAGTGCTTGCCAGGGCAGACCACATATACATGGAGCAATCCTTGCGTGATCGCGCCGAAGCAATCGCAGAAGCTCAACAGCACATGAGCAATGCCTATCGTGAAATTGTCTGCCGCCTTCGCGACGATGGACATTACGCTCTCGCAATGCATATCAATGCGCAGAGAATGGAAAACACGCGCATCTTCTACCAACAAGCAACGGACATCTACCCTTTTCAACTTGAAACTTCCGGGTTGTTCACAGTACTTCAATCGGATGAATTTTCCAGCAAGCTGGCTTGTAATCACGCTGACTTCCGACTAACCGGCTCCCTGTTCGGTCACAGCTTAGCTTCCCAGCTCGTTACGTATAGATGTATCTGCCACGCCATCCAGATTTTGCCATGCTCTGCTTATATGATCTGTGTAAAAGCAGGGAATTCTGATCGTGGGAGGTGGATTGCTGCCGTGGTGAAGCCGAGGGATAAAACAAGCGCCATCCGGACCCTGACAAATTCTTCACGAATGGCGCAGGTGCAACTAGATGCCAAGCTGCAAGCACATGGCGGTCGTCATAAGATCAAGCCTAGAAAGGTAGCAATCCTTCTTGTCGACTCAGATCAAGGCTTATGCAACGGCACGATGATCCAAGAAAGCTTTCCCTTATCCCCTCCCCTCACAACCATGACAATGAAGTCATCTGACCTATAAACCACCTTTCCTGGCATGCTACTAATGCCCATCAGGGGAATGCTGACTCGATCAACATCAGTTCCGATCGGCATTACCCAGGCCGTATCGCCGATGCGGCCGACAGCGGATCGCACGCGTCCTTCGATGTCGTTGATCTGTAGATACGAGATGCCGTCACGCTCGAACCGATAAATTTTCCATGCCGAATCGGTAGATAGGTTTTGCGCTAATGGCTTAGCCTCCCCGAGTCCCGTATTGGTTTTCAGCACAGTCCCGCCAGAAGGACAGCACTGTGCTGCTGCATGGCCGGAAAAGAGCATCAAGCCCGACAATGCGCCTGCTACAACCTGATACTTAGTTAAGCTTTTCATGGATCACTCCGTTTCATCTAATAATAAAAAATTACTATTTATCATAGTATTTTTTGGCGGAATTCAGGAATTGCTCTCCTCATGTATTCATCAAAGAGAGGCACAGTAAAAGCCGTATCTCCATGGTTCGGAGCATAAATCATACCTTTTTTTATCAAAATACTACGTGTTGGAGCAACTGACTCGACCTTCCGACCAAGGCAAGCAGCAATATCTCCGGAACGGTGCGGGCCATGGCCCAATTCCGCCATCGCACGCATATAGGTTTTCTCGGTTGGAGTTAGCCTATCAAGCCTGACCCGAAAAAATGATGCATCCAACTCGGCAATAGCCCTTGTCGTGGCCTCCTCTGCATTATGCAACGTAATTGGACTTGTCGCCGCAGAATCCCATGCATGTTTCCCCCACTCCTGAAGAAAATACGGATAGCCCGATGTTTTATCTAGTATTTCCCGAATTGCCTGCGCTTCAAAATAAACACTTTCCCTTTCGGCGGGAACCCTAATGGCTGCTTCAGCATTATCTTTATCCAGCTTATCTACATGTACAAATTCAAACAACCGTTCTGCATATGACTTGGCATCCCCCATCTGTCCGAGCAACTGAGGCAGGCCAGCGCCGACCATCGTTATAGGCAATTGCAACTGGGATGCCGCATGTAAGGCCATGATCAAAGAAGCAAGTTGCTGCTCTTGAACATGCTGAATTTCATCAATGAAGAGGATAACCGCAGTTTCTTGTTCTTTTGCTGCTCTTCCTACGGCTAACATTAACTCAGTCATATCATGGTCAAGATCCCCGCTATCCGCTATTCCAACTTCAGATGGATGCTCAATCGCAACTTCTATGTCATTAAATTTGACCTTCAAAGCACTGATGAATCCCCGAAATGCTGACACAGCCTTGGCAGTATATTCTTTTGCCATCTCTGTACGAGATAACTGAAGCAATGTCGCCCTCAGGCTTGGGGCTAAAGCAGCCGGCAAGGATCGATTCTCTGGCGCTTCTACTGCTACAGAATATACGCCTGTATCTCTGGCGTTCATCCGAACCCTATTAAGCAAAACTGTTTTTCCAACGCCTCGCAGGCCATACATGACAAAGCTCCTTGCAGCACGTCCGGCCTTTATTCGATGTAATGCAACATCGATGCGTTCGATGAGGCTATTTCGCCCTGCTAGCTCTGGCGGGGGCGTACCAGCACCTGGCGCGTAAGGGTTTGTCTTGGGATCCATAGCATTCTTATCCGACCTTATGATGTATTACACAACCTTATCACACCTTACTACGCCTTAGCGTTCAGCATCCCATGAAGTGATCAGCGAGCAATCGCTGTATTGAGCTATCGCCCCCGGTGGGAGTGACTGGCGTGGTGGCTGCCTGTTTCTCGGTACGGATCGACAGTTCCGGCCTTCCCTGTGTACGGGTTGAAATTGCCTCGCGTCGAATAGTTGTCGAGCTTTGTGTGGTTCGGTGAACTCCTGTAGTGAGGCTGTACGTATGTACCGTTCGACCGGTAGTAGCCGCGGACGTGGACCTGCGCAAATGCCGGGACGCTGGCAAACATCAAGGCTAACGCTAACCAAATTGCTTTCATGTAGCACCTCTCTTCCGCCGTCATTGACTCTCAGATCCTGACGCCTGGGCTGCACTCGCGGCGACAATGGTGCAGCTATCTGCTGTGGGGAACCCGAGGACTTCACCGTTACCTTCGCAAACGGCGGTGATCTTCTGGCCTTTTGATAGGCCGGAAGCGGAAGCCTTGTCGATGCCTTCCAGTTGCACGAAGCCGAAGCCATCCCCGCCTGAAAGGCTAATTGTCGGCTCATCCATGATGTTCGATTCGACTGCATTCACCGTGCCACTGATCTTCAGCGACTTGCCCTTGTATTTGCCATCCGCCGCGATCTCATTTGCTTTGTAGGCACGATAGATCTGTGTGGCGCTGACCTTGATTGCGTCTTCCGCAGGTGCGGCCTTTACATCAGCAGCAACGGCAGCGACAGGCTGCGCGGCTTTTGCTTGCTCCTTGTAATGATCGTATGACCCCTTCGAGATTGAGGCTCCGAAGATGGCAAGACCAACGAAGTAGATGATCGGTGATGCGATGAGGGATGCGAGGAGCTGCCAAAGCCCCTTCATTGCTCCCCCCTTCACCATTGCGACAATAGCCAGGATGAAAGCCACCAAATTGAGTGGGCAGCCAATGAAGATTCCGAGGCCAGGGACGGGTAGAAGGAAACAAATCCACGCGATGGCAAGAAGAATCCATGCCGCTTTGCCTACGGACTTTTGGGGTGGTGCAATTTCTATTGCTGAATTACTCACTTCGACTCCTTTTCCCTTGCCGTCATTGGCCTCGTGATCGTAACGCCAAGGCTACACGCGGGCGCAGACAAGTACGGGCACACCGAAAGAGTGAATGGAAAATTTACGGTTCATAAATTTATCCATGATGGTTACTTTTTAGTATTTACATTGAGTTACTTTTTGGTAACATCCTCCCATCGCCCCAGCCCGGGGCCGGGAGACGAAGATGGACAGCAGCAACCTGAGCTACAAGAACGATCCAGCACTCAAAGCGCTGCATGTAGCGCAAGCCGAGCAGCACGCGGCGCAGGACATGCTGGTTGCCGGCACTTTCGGCGAGGCATGCAATGGCCGGTTCCGTGGCTGTTCGGTGGGCTGCTTTGCTCACGAAATCGACCCGAATAGCAGTTCGTATCACGCAACGGTTGCAGAGGCACGCGGACTGCCGGAATGGCTGATTCAGCTTCAGGATTCAGTGTTCGAGGGACTCCCGGAATCAGAGCGTCCAAGCTTCCACGTTGAGCTTGCAAAGCGTATTCCTGTTGGCGCTGATCTCTCGCGCCTGCCTCACCTGATCGCTATCGCGCGCATCGACAGATTGCTCAAGTTACAGCGTGCCGCGCTGGCCCGCAGCCAGCCGGATCAAGTGCATGCGGCTATCGAACAGGTCCTTGCGGCCCTGGAGACAGGGCGCAGGTTCCACGAGGGCGCAGCAGGAGAGTCGGCGGCGGAGTGGTCGGCGTGGTCGGCGGAGTGGTCGGCGGCGCGGTCGGCGCGGTCGGCGGCGCGGTCGGCGGAGTGGTCGGCGGCGCGGTCGGCGCGGTCGGCGGCGGAGTCGGCGGCGGAGTCGGCGTGGTCGGCGGCGTGGTCGGCGGCGCGGTCGGCGCGGTCGGCGGAGTGGTCGGCGTGGATTGAAGAACGCGATGCTCTTTTCGCAAGTCTTGCGAAATTGGAGGGCTGAGCCATGGCCCGCTACTACACCCGGAATACGCCAACCGAGCGTGTCTGCCCGACATGCCAAGGAGCCGGCGAGCTGATTTGCAACAACTCCTTGGACAGCGATCCGCAGTGCGAATTCGATGTCCCCTGTACGCATCCAGACTGCAACGATGGCTGGATCCGCTGGGCACCGATTGATCCACTTGAGCAGTTGGCCGCAATGCGCCGTTGGCATTTGCGCCGGAGTCCGATGGAGTCGCAGCTTTACCGAGCAGCGTTCACCCGAGCGTTCGCGCCCGTGCTGGGCCGACTCCGGATGATCGAGGCGGCAATCCGCATGGACCTTGCGTGCCGCGAGGCGCTGGCTGCGTGGAGGAATGTGGCATGAGCGGCCAAATCCTGCATTTCCCGTTTCAAGACAGCTACGACAAGTACCAGGCATTGCATGTGCGGCAACTCGCACGCGATATGGGCATCGATCCGAAACAAGCTGAGCGCGACTTCCTCGCATCAGCAAATCTAAAACAGCAGCGCGCAGAAATGTCTGAGCAGGCACGGCGCGCTCGGATGCAGAAAGCAATGGGGGCGCGCAATGGATGACTTCGATAAATCGCAGAAAGAGTATCGCAGAAAAGAACGCAAGGAAAATATTTTGATGATTTTCGCCTCAATAATTGCCGCAGGCATCATCGTCTTTCTGACCATTTGTTTGGTCTTAAATTGGAGTCCGCAATGAATGCAAAAATTAAGTTCGCTGGGTTGTTGGCTCTATCCGTCTTCCTGCTTGACGTGGTCCGCCGCTGCTGGATTGTGGATGCGTGGAGCGCCCTGACGATTTTCTTTGTCTTGGCGGTCTTGTCGCTGTACGCAACTCGCAAGACATGGCGTGCTGCGCGTCGATCACACCTTCCGGCTGACTTCGTGCGGCCTAACTCACCAGATTTTCCCGCACAGCCACGACGCGGCATCCGCTGAACACGATAAATCCCCCGCGAACTGCGCGCGATTCCTTGGGCTGGCCGGAAGCCTCGCAGTACCGGCCCCTCCACCCAACAAAACAAGAGGCTGATTGTGATGACGACGATCCCGATTTCCACCTCTGAACCCGAGGAGTTCCCAGACGTAACAGATCCGAGCGAACCCAACCTACCCGATCCAACCTACCCCTTCGACACAACGCCTTTGGAGTTCTAACAATGGCCCTTCGCATCGTCCGCTCTTCCGACCCAATTAAGGTCACACGTCTGAACCTGTGCATCTACGCAGCGCCAGGATTAGGAAAAACGTCAATCTCGTTCACCGCAGACAAGCCGCTTCTTCTGGATTTTGACAGGGGCGCGCATCGCGCAACAAACCGCAAGGACACCGTGCAGGTGGAATCTTGGGACGATGTTGCCAGCATCACCTCCAACGACCTGGCGGACTTCAATACAGTGGTCGTGGATACTGCTGGACGCGCGCTTGACGTTCTGACCGCAGACATTATCCGTCGCTACCCGAAACTTGGCCGTGGCGGTGCGCTGACCCTGCAAGGCTACGGCACGCTGAAATCCGAATTTGTGGCGTGGCTGAAACACCTAAACAGCCTGGGCAAGGATGTGGTGCTGATCGCTCACATGGATGAGCAACGCAACGGCGACGAGATCATCGAGCGGCTCGACGTCCAGGGCGGCAGCAAGGGCGAGATATACAAGGCCGCCGATGCGATGGGCCGCTTGTCGATCCGCGACGGCAAGCGCGTGCTGAATTTCAGCCCCACCGACGCCGCGTTCGGCAAGAATCCAGGCCAGCTTGACGCCATGGATGTGCCGCGCCCTGACCTTGCACCAACGTTCTTGGCGGAAGTCATTGAACGCATCAAGGAGCGACTGAACGCAATGACGGAAGAGCAGCGCGAGGCTCAAGCTGTGATCGAGAAGTGGCGCGCCAACCTCGCCGACGTTGAGGACGCTCAAGGCATCAATGCGCTGGTCGCCGATGCTGCGAATGCGCCGCTGGCAGTCAAGGCACTCATCAACGACCGCGCGAAGAAGCTGGGCCTAACCTTCGACAAGAGGGTTGGCGAGTACGTCGCGCAGAAGGCGGCATGACCATGCGTGTATCCGCCACCGAGATTGATGCGTTCCGCTACTACCGGGACAACGAAGAAGCCGAGTTGGATCCGCTGCTGGCCCAGCTTCGGCGACAGATGGAGCCAACCGAGCCGATGCTTGCTGGGCGCGCATTCCATAAGGCACTTGAGTTGGCCGAACCAGGCGAAGTCGGTGTGTTCGAGCAGGACGGGTACAGGTTCGAGATCGCAACCGATGCAGATATCGACATACCCGACGTGCGCGAGCTGAAGGCCACACGCGATTACGTGATCGACGGTTTCTCCGTGACGCTCGTCGGCATGGTGGACGCGATCCACGGTCGGCGAGTGGACGACCATAAGACGACGGCGCGATTCGACCCGGAGCGCTTCTTGGACAGCTACCAGTGGCGCATCTATCTGGAGGTGTTCGGTGCAGACGAGTTCCGATGGAACGTATTCGAGTGGAGCAATTCAGAGCGCGATCCGAAGACATATGTCATACGCGCAGTGCATCCGCTGACGATGTACCGCTATCCGGGCTTGGCTGGCGACGTAGAGCGCGAATTGGAGGCATTCGTTACCTTCGCTCGCCAGCATCTGCCAGAGCGGCTTGAGATTGGGGAGGTGGCGTAATGGCACGTGGCATCAACCGCGTCATCCTCGTCGGCAACCTCGGCAACGATCCCGACACCAAGTACACCCAGTCCGGCATGGCCATCACCCGCGTCAGTCTGGCGACAACCAGCGTGCGCAAGGACCGCGACGGCAACCAGCAGGAGCGCACCGAGTGGCACCGAGTGGTGTTCTTCGGAAAGCTGGGCGAAATCGCTGGCGAGTACCTGCGTAAAGGGAGTTCGGTCTACGTCGAGGGTTCGCTGCGCTACGACAAGTACACCGGCCAGGACGGCGTGGAGACGTATTCCACGGACATCGTCGCCAACGAGATGCAGATGCTCGGTGGCCGTGGTGATAGCGATAGCTCATCAGGCGGAAATCGCCAGCGCACGCAGCCGCAAAGACAGCAGTCAACGCCGCAGCCGCCACCGATTGACGACTTCGCAGATGACGATATTCCATTCTGAGGGAACAACATGAACACGAACATCGATGAAGACAAGATAATCGATATCGCGCATGAAATTTATTTTGCCGCGCAGTTATTTAAGCATCGCGGTGAAGGTGTGCTGGATGGAGTTGAGCGTATTTCAAACATACTTACGCGCGAAATTTTTGCAGAAGCTACAGGCGTCAACACGCAAGAAACAGGGCAGAACGACACCCTGGAAACGCTGCTTGAAGCTGCACGCAAGCCTGTTCGGCTGGATGCGGTCGGCGCGCTGGACGGCAAGCTGCGGTGTCTGCAATCTCTGCTGCAGCAGATGAATGCCCAAGATGCTGCTACCGCTATCGGAGAAGCCAGGTCCGCCCTGCCCGCGCAGCAAGAACCGAGCGCATGGATGGTCAGAAATCCATCAGGCTGCGAATGGCCGCAGCGTGAGAAGCCGAAGGTCGTTCCACCTGGCTGGTCGTGCTATCCACTGTACAGAGGTGCATCTGAGGTCAGCAATGAACAAGCCTGATACCACAAACGAATGGCGCGACGCGGAACATCGTATGAAAGTAACGAGGTGCTGTCCTAAATGCAGATCGCGCGATCTAAGTATTGCTGAGGTTTTTGAGGCAATCCTCTTTACGACGGTAAGTGATGGCATGTTATCGAAAAAATCGGATGATCTTGAGACGGGCGACATTCTTGGTATTAGTTGCACGTGTTTAAAGTGCGGACACCGTTGGACGCCACGTGGAGCCAAGCAACTCTGGGACATATGCGATGAACAAGCCTGATACGCCAAAATTCAAACGCGGCCAGCGGGTTGAGTGGAGACTCGGTGAGTGTTCGCACCACCCGAAGTTTCGTGGGCTGATTACTTGCGTCCGTGATCGTTCTGTTTATGTAAGGTTCCCCGGCGCAATCGCTTCGACGAGTTTCTGCGGAGACGCTTTGAAAGCTCTAAGGATCATCGATGAACAAGACTGAAACTCAACGCATGATCGAAGTCATGCAGGCTTATATTGACGGAAAACAGATTGAATGCGGCGATGTCGGATCGTGCTCAGTTTGGACGACCATTAGTGATCCCCTGTGGGACTGGGGCTGTTGTGACTACCGCGTCAAACAGGAGCCGCGCGTTATCTACGTTAATGAGTATAGCGACGGTAGTATTGCTCCTCATGACAATATGGTCAGCGCTGATTGCATGTGCATACATGAAACTGCGGAGGAAGCTAGGCGTGGCGCAAACGACAAAGTATTGCGCGTAGCTGTCAAATATCGGGAGGTCATCGAATGACCAGAAAATTTTATGAGGATCACATGACCCGCGAAGAGCGAAATATCGGAAAGGCAGTAGTGCGGGCCGCCGCCAAACTCCCGCCGGGCTGGAATATTCATATCGTACTGCATCGCGGAAACGCAGATGTGCGTCTGTTTTTGCCACATGGGAAAGAAGTCTTTATCGATAACGATGACAAGCTTTTCAGTGCAGAAATTAACAGCGCTATCGACGCAGCAATGGCAGCACAGACGCAGGAGGTGCGGAATGTCTAAGTTACACGACAGCGTGGCGCGGTGGGAGCGGATGCAGGAAATCACAGATGCAGCGCACAATCACATGCGCGAGCTTCTTAAGCCGATGGTGCAGGCATTAGGCTGTGGCGAGGCCAGAGAGATAACGCAAATAAGGCACAGCACCAAAGAGATAGTGGTTAGTTACGTCAATTATTGGGGCGGCGAAAGGAACTGCTGGGACGTTAGTATCCCAAAGGAAGTATGGGATGCGGAAGACCCTGTTAGCGCAGCACACAAATACAGGGAAGCCCGAAGCAAGGAGGCAGGTATTGCCGAGCGCCAGCGCAAAATTGAGAAGATTCAGCAGTTGACGAAAGAACTCGCGGCTATGCAGAAGCTGGAAGAGCAGGAGGGGTGTGATGAGCATGGCGCAGAGTGAATGGGAAGAACTGGCATCACTGCCACGGGTGATGAAGATCACCGGGATTGCGAAATCCTCAATCTACAACCGCATGCGCGCCGGCACGTTCCCGAAGCCGGTGAAGGTCGGGCGCAGGGCGCTGTGGCCGGTGTCGCGATTGCATGCATGGGTAGACAAAGTCATCGCAGAAAACGATGCCGCCGATAGCTCAAAGGATGTAGGCACCGAGTAGGCACCAAACCCAAGGCCAAGGTTCCTAGCGGGCGGATTTTTCAGCGTAAATTACTGTTTTTATTGGTGGGCCGTGATGGATTCGAACCATCGACCAAAAGATTAAAAGTCTTCTGCTCTACCAACTGAGCTAACGGCCCAAAACAACGCCCCGGCATTGCGCCGGGGTACGTAGTCTACCTCAGTACGGAGCGTTTCGCGAAATCAAACGTAACGAGTCGGATCGGGGATACCAGCATCGGCGAAGCCGGCGGCACGCAAGCGACAAGCATCGCAGTGACCGCAGGCGCGACCGGCGGCGTCGGCGCGGTAGCACGAAACGGTCAGACCGAAGTCCACGCCCAGACGCACACCTTCGCGCACGATGTCGGCCTTGCTCATCTGCTGCAGCGGTGCATGCACGCGCAGCCCTGCGCCCTCCACACCAGCCTTTGTGGCGATGTTGGCAAGGGTTTGGAAGGCATCGATGAACTCCGGACGGCAGTCGGGATAGCCGGAGTAGTCCACCGCATTGACGCCGCAGAAGATGTCCGCCGCGCCCAACACCTCGGCCCAGCCCAATGCGACGGACAGCATGATGGTATTGCGCGCGGGCACATAGGTCACCGGGATACCCACGCCACCGGCATCCGGCACCTCGATGTCGTCAGTCAGAGCGGAGCCACCGATACTGCGCAGATCGATGTTAACGGTCTTGTGCGCCACCACATTCAGGGCGCTCGCCACGCGTGCGGCCGCGTCCAGTTCCGAGCTGTGGCGTTGACCATAGCGCACGCTCAACGCATGCACGGCATAGCCCTGGGCGCGGGCGATGGCGACGACGACGGCGGAATCCATGCCGCCGGAAAGAAGGACAACAGCGTTTTTCAT